GGTGCTGATCTTTTTGCTGCTTTCTTTACTGCTGCTCAGAAGCTCGACGAAAATGACGTTCCTGGTGACGGTCGTTTCTGCGTTCTTCGTCCCAGCGAGTATTACAAGTTGATCACAGGTGCAGATAACGCCAACAGCTTCTCCCTTACTTCCGCAGTTAACGCTGACATCGGAGGTCAAGGTGGACTTGCTACTGGTTCTATTCCTCAGATCGCTGGTATTAGCATCTTCAAATCAAATCACATCCCATCAACTGACTTGTCTTCCGCTTCAGGAACAAACTCAGGAGATGCTGATGCGAACAATGATGTGTTTGCTGCTACTGACGGGTACGACGCTGACTTCCGCAATAGCTTGGGTATCGTATCCCATTCTGCTGCTGTAGGAACCGTTAAGTTACTCGATCTTGCTACTGAGTCTGAATATCAGATTGAGCGTCAAGGTACGTTGTTTGTTGCGAAGTACGCTATGGGTCACGGAATCCTCCGTCCTGAGTGTGCTATCGAACTAGTTTCGTAACACTCTTCTCTCGGTGTTGGGGAGGTCTGTGATTCGTTCCGCTCCCCTCCACTGATTATTTTTTATATGTATAGCTATGGCACTGACTACTAAATTAGAAGCTGTTAATACGATGATTAGCGTCATCGGGGAATCACCAGTCAATACGATCACCGGACAAACAAGTCTACCGATAACAGCTATTCAAGCCATATCTACATTAGATGAAACAAGCAGAGCCGTACAGTCGGAAGGATGGCACTGCAATACAGAATACGAATATGAACTTACTCCTGACAGTGTTACAAGTAAGATCACCCTTCCGCAAAACACTTTGAAGTTCGACCTTGATCCTTTGTTATATACGGACAGTGATCCTGTACAGCGTGGATTAAAACTTTACGATAGAAAGAACCATACTGAGGTGTGGAAAGATAGCGTAAAAGGAACAATCACTTTTGAATTAGAGTTCGAAGATTTGCCTGAGCAGATCAGACATTATGTAACGGTCAAGTCAGCTCGTATATTTGCTAATCGATTTATTGGTAATCGTGAGATAGAGGGCTTTACGATGAGAGAAGAAATAGAAGCGAAAGCTCGTGCTATTGACAGTGACTCCGAGAATGCTGACCGTTCTATCTTTGATAACTACAGCATACTTAGAATAATAGATCGATAAAAGATATGCCTCTGTTAGTAACAAGCGTACCGAACCTCGCACAAGGGGTATCACAACAACCTGATAATCTTCGTTATCCTGGACAATGTGACGAGCAAGTAAATGCTTGGGCTACTGTCGTTGAAGGATTGGTAAAGCGTCCTAATACAAGATGGGTAAATAGGTTTAATTACGCTTCCATTGAAAATAGTGACAATCTATTCACACATTTCGTAAAGAGAGATGAGAACAATAAGTATTGCGTACAGGTGTCGTTGGGTGGAGGTACTCCTACAGTTGGTGTTATTGATTTAGACAGTGGTGACAACCTGCCAGTAACTCCTACACCTACTGCACAGAACTACCTAAGTGGTATAACCAATCCGTTAGCAGACGTACGAGCACTGACAGTAGCAGATTATACATTTCTTGTTAATAAGAAGAAGACGGTAGCTAAAGAGCTAAACAAAGTAAGTATTACACCTGAAAAAGAAGCTTTAATAAGTGTTAAGTTAGGAGACTACGAAAAGGGGTATAGTATATATATTAATGATAAATTAGTACCGTTATCTTCTAATATTACTGAATCTCACCATAATTACATTACCTCAAATCTATCACCCCTTAGACCAGCTACATATATTAGCGGACCTTCAACAGGTACTCATGCAGGTAAACACGCAGACACTGAGTACATAGCTAGAGACCTATACGACTGTATAAATACTGATTACGGAACAGGACCTTCTACTGGCATTGATTCAGTATCTATTAGTAACGGAGGTAGCGGGTGGCTCCAAAACTTGAGGGATACATACGCTGATTTACCTAAGAAAATTACATTCACTGTAAGCCAAAACTCTCCTGACCCTGACGACCCTGGAAATACATTTGTTAACACATCAGCCTACGGAACTGCGGACTATAACGACAGTGGTCAGATTACTAGCACATCAATGGTAAATAACGGTAGTAATTATGATTCGGATACAGCTACATATCCTATCACTGTTACATTCAGTTCTGCTATGTTTCTTACGAGTTGGAGAACAACTAACGCTATGTATGACAGTTTTTCAAATATACCTACCCAACCTACATACACAGTAACAACTGCTTCATTTAGTGCTTTTGAAGTGGAGCGTGAAGGTTCTGTTATAAAAGTAAGACCAGGTGATAGAGACTTTAGAATAAGAGTTGAGGACGGGCTCGCTAATCAAGGACTAGGTCTAGCTTACAAAGAAGTAGATAGTATAGTAGATTTACCTAAGAGCTGCTTTAATAACTTCACTATCAAAGTAAAGGGTGATGCTGATATAGACCAAGATGATTACTTTGTTAGATTTAAAGTTAAGGATGGTTCTAATTTCGGGGAAGGTTCTTGGGTAGAGACTGTAGGTTGGAAGAAGGACGAAAGCGATACCGAGATACTAGAGGGTGTAGAAACTAATTTAAAGCGTGAAACCATGCCTATCACTCTTATTCCTGTGTTTGTTGGTAGTGATATAACATCTTTTAAGTTACAGTCGCCCGAAGAAGATCAGTTTGATACTGTTGTAGCTCCTAATGAATTAGGGTGGAGATCAAGGAAAGCAGGCAACGATGACACCAATCCATTCCCATCTTTTGTAGGCAGTACGATTAACGATGTCTTCTTCTTCAAGAACCGCTTAGGATTCCTGACGGACAGTGCTGTTGTGTTTAGTGAAGCAGATGAATACTTTAACTTCTTCCGTACTACTACGCAGCAGTTGTTAGACAGTGCCCCAATAGATGTAGGACTTAGCCATACAAAGGTAGCAGTTCTTCAACACGCTCTACCGTTTCAAGAGAAGCTGATGTTATTCAGTGATAATTCACAGTTCGTACTTAGAGGGGCAGATGTGTTATCTCCAAAGACAGTAGCAATATCTCCAGTCACAGAGTACGATATATCAGACGGTATCAATCCACTTGCATTAGGTCCTTATATCTACTTCCCATTTAATCGTGGACAGTACGAAGGAATGTTTGAGTACTTTGTTGATAACAACACTGAGGTGTTTGAAGCCGAAGAGATAACATCACAGATTCCAAAGTATATACCATCAAGTATTAAACGGATGGCAGGATCTGCTTCTGAATCGATGGTGTTGTTGCAAAGTGCTACCGATCAAAAGACATTGTTTGTATATAAGTACTTCTGGAGTGGTAAGGAAAAGATACAAAGTGCTTGGCAGAAGTGGACATTCGATGACAATGTTACAGGCTTTGATTTTATAGACAGTACACTATACTTGATACTTGATGGTAGGGATTTAGTAAAGATGCCTGTTGAGGATGCTCTGACAGACACAGGTTTAGACTATACATTGTTGTTAGATAACAGAGTGGATGGATTAGATATAACTAGTGTAAATTATAATTCTCAAAATGATTACACTGAAATAGTCGGTATACCTTTTGGAAAAAGCGAAGCTTTCCCAGTAACAGTTTATAAGAAAGGTGGTTCCGAAATGATACCGTACTCACCGCAAACTAGTAGTGTAGATAGATGGCGAGTGAAAGGAGTTATAGCTAGTTATGTTAAGCACGACAATGTTATCTATAAGTGTGAAACAAACCATACTTCTCCTAGTACTTTTGTAGCAGTAGATACAAGCGTAACTCCTAACATTACATATTGGTCAGCATCTACTGATGTACCGTCTGCTCCTGAATGGACTAGTAATATATTTTACAACAACGATAGATACTTCGTAGTAGGTAAGCCGTACGATATGTTGTACAGGTTCTCCAATCAAGCACTGAAGCAATCAACAGAAAGAGGAGGACGCAGTGCATCTGATTATACCTTCCAAAACATCCGTAACGCTAGTATCGAATATGCAGACACCGGTCACTTTACAGTAGAAGTAACACCAAGATTCAGAGATACCTACACCTATGTATACAATCCGACTTTGTTATCTTCTATATCTACTCTTGATCGGTTTACCCCGGAGAGTGGACACTTTAGATTTGGTGTACAATGCAGACCAGAAGAAGCGACTATTGAAGTAAAGAGCAGTTCAGCCTTGCCAGTTAAGTTATTAGCGGCAGAGTTTGAATCAATGGTAGCGTCAAGGAGTAGAAGATATGGAGCTTAGGATAGAAGATGCACAACCTGATATGGATGCTGTTGATCTGTATGAAGACTTACGGGAGGAAGATATGTTAGAGATACTGGGACTTATGAACCATCCACGAGACGCTGTTATTATGTCTTACGCTACATCTAGCAAATGTTACAGTGTAAAGGATGAGTATAACAATCTATACTGTTCGTTTGGAGTGGCCCATATAAACGGCACGAATATCGGAAGTGCTTGGTTGTTAGGTACTCGACGATTGCCTAAGATTAAAAAGTTCTTTATGAAGCACTCTAAGGAACGCATGGAAGGATTATTAGATGGTTTTGATTATCTCACTAACTTTGTTATGAAGAGTAACACG